TGTCCACCGGGAACCGAGCACAAAGATATTTATGACTTCGAGAATGTCCATTCTGTAAGAGACTACATCTCCTATGACAATGGGGAGTCTTTCAGAAAATCTTTTGAGTATCCGGCCAGCATGGATTCAAAGCGCTTGCAGATCCGCTATGCCGATCAAGGTGGCGTTGATAAGGATGGTGTAATTGAACTCCGTAGAGGCGTGAAAGACCTGTCTTTAGGTGATTCTCATTATGCACAGGTCCGTATTATGGTTGACGGAACTCACTACCTTAAAGGTATGGCTGTTTACTCTGATAATATGCCGGATGGCGTTGATGTGATTTTCAACACTAATAAAAAGTCTGGCACTCCTACAAAAGATGTTCTCAAGAAAATTAAGGATGATCCAGATAATCCGTTTGGTTCCCTGATTAAGGAGCATGGAGGTCAGAGCTATTACGATGATCCAAAGGGTAAGTATACAGATCCTGTAACCGGAAAAAAACAGTCTCTTTCTCTGATCAATAAGAGAGCAGAAGAAGGCGATTGGGGTGAATGGAGTAAGACACTTCCGTCACAGTTTCTTTCTAAGCAGAGTTTGACACTTATCAAAAAGCAGTTAGGTTTGGCAAAAGCTGATAAGCAGGCAGAATATGATGAAATCTGTTCATTAACAAACCCCACTGTAAAGAAGGCTCTGTTAAAATCATTTGCTGACGATTGCGATGCGGCCGCCGTACATTTGCAGGCAGCGGCGTTACCTCGTCAGAAGTACCAGGTAATTCTTCCATTAACAACAATCAAAGACAATGAGGTATATGCTCCGAACTACAAAGATGGAGAAACAGTTGCGTTGATTCGATACCCGCATGGTGGAACTTTTGAGATTCCTATTCTGAAGGTCAACAATAAGCTGGCTGAAGGAAAGAGCGTTCTCGGAAACACACCGGCAGATGCGATTGGTATCAATAAGAAGAATGCAGACCGTTTATCTGGAGCGGACTTTGATGGTGATACCGTAATGGTAATTCCTTGCAACTCCACCAAGAGTAAGGTAAAGATTACCTCCACTTCTCCATTAAAAGGTTTGGAAGGTTTTGATACCAAGGATGCTTATGGTGGAACAGTTAAGAAGGATGTTGATGGTGTAGATCATTATTATCGTAATGGTAAAGAGTATAAGATTATGAGAAATACTCAGACAGAAATGGGTAAAGTATCGAATCTGATTACTGATATGACTCTGAAGGGAGCCACACAGGATGAATTAGCGAGAGCAGTTCGTCACAGTATGGTTGTAATTGATGCCGAGAAACACAAACTGGATTATAAGCAGAGTGAAATCGATAACGGTATCGCTTCTCTTAAGAAGAAGTATCAGGGAAATGTGGATTCAGAAGGTCGTTACCATGAAGGTGCATCTACCCTCATTTCAAGAGCAAAATCTGAGACACAGGTTCTTAAGAGAAAAGGTTCCCCGACAATCAATGAAGATGGTTCTTTGTCATACAAGTCTGTTAAGGAAGAGTATGTCGATAAGAATGGAAAAATTCAGGTGAGAACTCAGAAGAGTACAAAGATGGCTGAAACAAAAGATGCCCGTACACTTTCTTCAGGTACCCCCCAGGAAGAAGCTTATGCCGATTATGCAAATTCTATGAAGTCTTTAGCTAACCAGGCTCGTAGGGAGATGATGAGTACAGGTAAAATTGCTTATTCTGCGTCTGCTAAGGCAACTTATTCTGAAGAAGTAAACTCTTTAAATGCTAAGCTGGATCTGGCTTTGGCAAATGCTCCTAGAGAGAGGCAGGCTCAGACAATGGCGAATGCTACTGTTGCGGCTAAGAGAAAAGACAATCCGGATATGACAAAAGCAGAAGTTAAGAAGGCAAGTCAGCAGGCTCTGGCACAGGCAAGGAGTTCTGTTGGGGCTAAGAGATCTAACATCGAAATTACGGATAAAGAATGGGAAGCCATTCAGGCCGGAGCAATTTCTGAGAACAAGCTTACGCAAATTCTGAATAACACGAATACCGATACTATTCGTCAGAGAGCGACTCCTAGTGCAAGCACTGCTCTGAGCACAGCTAAACAGAATCGTATCGCTGCACTTAGCGCATCTGGCTACAGCACTTCAGAGATTGCGGAAGCTCTTGTGGTTTCTTCTTCGACAGTTTCTAAGTATTTGAATGGAAAGGAGTGAACTAAGTAAGATGAGATTTGCGCTTACAACTTTTGATAATCCTTATGATCCGTTTGAACAGTTCACTCAATGGTTCATGTTCGATGAAGAAAAAGGTTATCACACAACCGCTTACCTTGGTCGAATTGCTCGAACATCGGATCAATTATCAGATGAAGAGAACAATAAGGAAGTAGAGCGAGCTATTGATGAGATAATCCGTTATGATTTTCAGAACATCTATCGAAAGATTACAAGTAAATCAGAAACAAATGAACATAAAGAAAAAGCTTCCTAAAAGTGATTTCGTCGGCATATCAAAAGCCGAAACCACCGTGCATAACTAAAAGGGGTATAGGGGGGGTGTCTAAAAAACATACCCCCACCCATATCGCGGCGGTCTTTAAAATTCCCCCGGAGGGTATTTTTAGGGAGCCTTTTCAACTGTTCCAGTGTTTACAAGGGTCTATAACTCATGATATTTGACAACGGTTTCTGTGGGATCGGCTCAAAGTTAGTTCTCCTTTCGTTGAGTAGCATTGTCATGATTTGTAGGTCCTTTTAAATACTGGAAAAGTATGTGAGAACTATCACAGAAGTAACGAACAACTAAATGGAAGGAGGCATCAACTTTGAGGAAAGCAAAGCAATCCGAGTCTTCTAGGATGATGCGTCCAGCATTAACGCCAGAAGCGAGAGAAAATCAGCTTGTTTCATTGGCGGTTGACTTGGCTGAAAAGCAGTTACGAGAGGGAACAGCTTCATCTCAGGTAATTACTCACTATTTAAAGCTCGGTTCAACGAAAGAAAGAATCGAAAAAGAGATTTTGGAAAAACAGAAGGAACTGATAGAGGCGAAGACACAGAATCTGAAATCTATTGAAAATTCTGAGAAACTGTATGCGGATGCATTAAAAGCATTTCGTGGTTATAGCGGTCATGGAGATGAGGTGGATGATGCTTAGATGCTATTCAGAACTTTTGCAGATTCCAACCTTTAAGGAACGATACGAGTATCTTCGTTTGGATGGAGTAGTTGGCGAAGAGACATTCGGATTCGATAGATACCTTAATCAGATATTTTACAATTCTCAAGAATGGAAGGACATTCGGAGAAAAATTATTATTCGTGATAATGGATGTGATCTTGGATTGGATGGTTACGAGATTCGTGGAAAGATTCTTATTCATCACATGAACCCAATAAGGCAGCAGGATATACTGTTGCGGACTGATTTGGTTCTGAATCCAGAGTATCTAATTGCAACAACTTTATCGACCCACAATGCTATACATTATGGAGATGAGAAACTACTTTTAACAGTTCCAAATGAACGACGAAAAAATGATACATGCCCATGGAGGCATTAGGAGGAAAATTATGGAAGGAAACAAGAAGCCACTTATGGGTGTTGTGGTAAATTGTATGAATTTAAACATTCGCAAAGACCCGACGCAGGCATCCAGATCATTAGGAATCATCGGTTCGGATACAGTTGTGAAGGTATGCAACGATGAGTCTGTTTCCGGTTTTTATAAAGTAAAGACTGTGGATGGTATCAGCGGGTATTGCATGAGTGAGTTTATAAAACTCTGTTAGATGGAGGTGCGATCATGAATATTACAGATAGTGTACTGACATCAATCAAGAAATTACTCGGTATCGCAGAGGAGTATGAACATTTCGATGCAGATTTGATCATGCACATCAATTCTGTGTTCTCAATTCTTACACAGCTTGGTGTCGGTCCATCCAAAGGTTTCATGATCGAAGATAAGAGTGCAACGTGGAAAGATTTCATTTCTGATGAATCCAAATACATGCTTGTCAAATCTTATATGCATTTGAAGGTCAAACTTCTTTTCGATCCGCCGCTTAGTTCGGCCGTGCTGGAGTGTTATAAAACACAAATCAGTGAGTACGAATGGCGTCTAAATGTTGCTGCGGAAAACGATGACACCGATCCGGACGAGCCTGAGCATTATTCTGGATCGTACGAAGTTACGCCAAAGGCGCATCAGACTCAAACTTTGGATACATCTGGAAAGGTGCTTAGCGAAGACCTTGTGATTCATGAAGTTCCATATTATCAGACATCCAATGCCAGCGGAGGTGTTACCAGTTACATCGCAAAGGAGGGAGATTCAAAATGAATAACACCTATTTAGCACACCATGGAATTCTTGGAATGAAATGGGGAGTTCGAAGATCAGAAGCACAGCTTGCAAGAGCCAGAGGACATTCTTCCAAATCTTCAGATGATAAGAATGAGGTATCAGCACGTAAAGCTGCTGTTAAGAATCGGCGAACAATGTCCGATGCCGATCTGAAGAAAAAGATTGAGAGACTTAAATTAGAACGCGAGTTTAAGAATCTTACAGAAGACGACATCGCACCTGGTAGAAAGTATGTGTCAGAAATTCTTTCTGCATCCGGAAAGAAAGCGTTGACTGTGGCTGCGGCTGGAGCAATGACCTATGCCGTAAAGACTGCAATGACAAAAGAATTCAATCTTAAAGAGGCCGCACAGTACATCGCTGCAAACCCGAATAAGAAGAAGTAGGAGAAGAAAATAATGGCGTTATCGAACACTGCCGTCCCGAAATACTACGGCATGTTTCGTGATGCCGTAATTCGTGGCGAAATTCCGGTATGCCGAGAAATCGAGATGGAGATGAACCGAATCGATGATCTCATTGCAAATCCTGGAATTTATTACGACGATCAAGCAGTAGAGGGGTTTATCAGTTATTGCGAGAATGAGCTTACTTTAACTGACGGTTCAGATTTGAAACTGCTTGACACATTTAAAGTTTGGGCTGAGCAGATTTTCGGCTGGTACTATTTTGTTGAGAGAAGTGTATACGAACCTTATGAAGATGGTCATGGCGGACATTATGTCACCAAGTCTATCCGAAAAAGATTAGTTAATAAGCAATATCTCATAGTGGCCAGAGGTGCTGCAAAGTCAATGTATGGTTCATGCTTGCAGAATTTCTTCTTAAATGTTGATGTCACAACGACACATCAGATAACCACAGCCCCGACGATGAAGCAGGCAGAAGAGGTGTTGTCCCCGATTCGAACCGCTATTACCAGATCAAGAGGACCTTTCTATAAGTTCCTTACAGAAGGATCGTTGCAGAACACAACCGGATCAAAGGCGAATAGAATGAAATTGGCATCCACTAAGAAAGGAATTGAAAACTTCCTTACTGGATCGCTTCTTGAAATTCGTCCAATGAGAATCGACAAACTTCAGGGACTTCAGCTTAAAGTGGCGACGGTTGACGAGTGGCTTTCTGGTGATATTCGAGAAGATGTAATCGGAGCAATCGAACAGGGTGCATCGAAGGTCAACGACTACCTTATCGTTGCGATCAGTTCAGAGGGTACTGTCCGTAACGGTGCTGGCGATACAATCAAAATGGAATTGATGGATATTCTAAAAGGGGATTATATCAATCCGCACGTATCGATCTGGTGGTATAAGCTGGATTCTATTGATGAGGTTGCCGATCCGGATAAATGGTTGAAAGCAAATCCGAACCTTGGAAAGACTGTTTCTTATGAAACCTATCAGCTGGACGTTGAGAGAGCAGAAAAGGCTCCGGCAGCTCGAAACGATATTTTGGCTAAGCGCTTCGGACTTCCTATGGAGGGATACACATATTACTTTACATATGAAGAAACTCTCCCACATCGCCATCGAGATTATTGGCAGATGCCATGTTCTTTGGGAGTTGATTTATCACAAGGCGACGATTTCTGTGCATTCACATTTTTATTCCCATTGTCGAACGGATCATTCGGCGTCAAAACCAGAAACTACATTTCCTCATCGACTCTGATGAAACTCCCAGCAGCAATGAGAATTAAATACGATCAGTTTATGAAAGAGGGAAGTCTTATTGTGTTGGAAGGGACGGTTCTTGACATGATGGAAGTATATGAGGATTTGGATAACCATATTATTGAATGCGGTTATGATGTACGATGCTTTGGTTATGACCCATACAATGCAAAGGAATTTGTTGAACGTTGGGCAAGTGAAAATGGACCATTCGGAATAGAAAAAGTTATCCAGGGTGCAAAGACAGAATCTGTCCCACTTGGCGAATTGAAGAAACTTTCAGAAGAGCGAATGCTCCTGTTTGATGAGGATTTGATGACATTTGCTATGGGAAACTGTATTACTCTGGAAGATACTAACGGGAACCGTAAATTGCTGAAAAAGCGGTATGAGCAAAAAATCGATGCCGTCGCCGCAATGATGGATGCGTACATCGCATTCAAGGCGAATCGGGAAGCATTCGAGTAGGGGGTATAAAGATGCTAATAGCAAAGTTAATTGATTGCTCTTCTGTATTACGACCCTACACCATCAGAAAAGTAGCTCGTATCGAATCAAATGATAATTTGATGCATTATGGAATAAAAGGTATGAAATGGGGAGTTCGGAGAACGAAAGAACAATTAGCTCATGATAGAAGCTCTATCCAGGCAAGAATGAATAGTAAGTTGCGAACACCTGTAAAAGCTTCAAACGGAATATTGGTTACACGTT